TGGGTAAGACACGCTGAAAAGAGTTTCTTTCACTCGTTTGATTATAACTACTTTGCTACAGAGTTTCATATCAACATGTTTACTGAAAACTTGTTCCACGATACTCTTACTCCGCCAAACTATTATACCAATCAAAGTAAAATTGTACGCACAGGTTGGCCTATGGAATATATGAAGGATACATTGCGTATGTATAAGAACATGCCTAAACGTGATCTTATCTTATTTCCGCATCGCATTGCTCCTGAGAAACAAGTTGAAATCTTCCGTGATCTAAAAGAACACTTGCCGCAGTACGAATTTGTAGTGTGTCAAGATCAACACTTGACAAAAAATGAGTATCATAATTTGTTAGGCGAAGCTAAGTTAGTGTTTAGTGCTAACCTGCAAGAAACGCTTGGTATTAGTTGGTATGAAGGCGCTATTGTAGATGCTATTCCTATGGTGCCTGATAGACTTAGCTACAGTGAGATGGCTTTTGATACATTTAAATATCCAAGCATATGGACTGAGAGCTTTGAAGCATACGAAGCTTATCGTCCAGATGTGTGTAAAACAATTATAGAACATATGGAAAACTACAAGACTAGATTGCCATTGTTACACAAACAAACGGAGGCTTTACATGAGCACTTCTTCAGCGCAAGACAACTCATCGATAACATTCGTTGATAGTTCAGATACTATCACGCTAACTGGTGGTAGTGTTGATTTTGATAGCATGACTATCAATTCTAATTATAATTATCAACATAACACTAGTAATACCATTAGTAGCATCAGCGGTGCTGCCAGTACCTATACTATATCCGGCTCGAATACGTCCTATGTTAATACTATCTCTAGTATTAATATTAGTGATTTTACTGTCACTATGCCTGTAGAGTGGGTTAACTGTTTTCCAGACTTTGGAAGAATTGAAAAAATGTGCAAAGAATATCCAGGTTTAAAAATTGCCTACAACCAATTTAAAACAGTTTATGCATTAGTAAGAGATGATTATGATACTCCAAAAGATCAAAGAGTTAAGCCTTAATTGGTTGGAAAAACATGACCGCAAACGTATTATCATGGATCGTATTAATAACGAACCGTTAGTAACACGCTATTACATTTTCTTAAAAGATCGTAAATGGTTTCCGTTTAATGCTTTTATTCATAAGTTCCATAAAGGTGATCCAGACGATGTGCATGATCACCCGTGGCCGTATGCCACTCTAATCCTCAAGGGCGGCTATTACGAATGGACACCTGTATTTGATAGCAATAAAAAAATGATCGGGGAAATATGCACATGGCGAGGCCCTGGTCATCTTAGAACGTGCAATGCAGAAAGTTATCACAGAATTGAATTGGATCCTGACGTAACTGCTTGGACATTGTTCATGCCTGGCCCGCAACGTCGTGAGTGGGGATTTCTTGTAAAGAATAAATGGATTCACAATGACAAATATCTCGATTCCCGTAAACACAGTTAATACAACTTTTCCAGGATATGGTGCAGTTCCACCGTTGCCAATTGGAAAAGTGTATACTACCACCGGAACTAGTGGACAGTTTTTAACAAGTGGGTCGAACGGCACGGCATGGTCTAATTCAAATGACACTGTTCTGAAGGTTAATCAAAGTCCGCCAGAATTAGAAGTCAAAGGCCGGCTAGTACTTAACGGTGTTGATTTGGAAGAACGGTTAAACACTATCGAAAAAGTCTTGAGTATTCCTGAAAAAGATGTTAGAATAGAAAAGAAGCATCCAAAGCTAAAGAAGCTGTATGACGAATACATTGCGGCATTGGGTAAGTACAGAACATTTGAAGCAATTAAAGGAGATGATAATGGAACTACATGAATCAGTTAGAAGCACAAGGATTGAATCTACAATTAAAGAAAGCGAAGGCTTTCGTTTACGCATGGTTAAACACGAAGTATTAAGCCCAAAAGGATTGTTTAGTATCGACTTGATTAATGAAACACTGGATCTTAATGGTATCGTAAAAGATTCAAGCTCTTACAATTACTTTATGACTAAAGAAGAATTGCAACAACTGGCTCATGCATTAACGTTATGAAAAAGATTTACTACTCGTGGCGACAAGTACAAGGTGCTTGTTTAGACATTGCTAAACAGATTAACAACAGTAGTTGGCGCCCCGATTATATTGTAGGTATTACTCGAGGCGGGTTAATTCCTGCCGTAATGCTAAGTCAATACTTAGAAGTGCCTATGAAGTCTTTAGATGTAAGTCTACGTGATGGTGGAGATTGTGTAAGCAACTGTGGCATGTCTGAAGATGCATATGGATTTAATGCTGCCGAAAAAGATGGTGATCCGTTATGTAAGAACATATTAGTTGTTGATGATATTAATGACCAAGGTTCGACTATTTCATGGATTAAACAAGATTGGCGCAGTAATTGTTTACCCGACGATGCCCGTTGGAATCACGTATGGGGACAGAATGTAAGATTTGCTACACTTACTAATAACTTAGCCAGTAAAGAAGACGTAGACTATTCTGTTTGGGAAGTTAACAAAGCAGAAGAAGATTGTTGGTTGGTTTATCCTTGGGAGGAATTTTGGACATGAACGTTTTAATTAAACTTATACTAGGCATTGCATTAATTGTAATTGCTATTACTTTAGGGCCTATTGCAGGCATTTGGAGTTTGAATACATTATTTCCAGTACTGGCAATTCCATTTACTTGGGAAACTTGGTTGGCATTTTTCTTGCTATTTGGAAGCATTACTGGATTAAGATTTTCTTCATTTAGGAAAGAATAAAAATGAACAATACTATAGAATATTTACAAGAAAAAATAGAACAAGTAACTAAAGACTTGCGAGAGTTACAAGCCTCGGGCGGTAATGTACGTAAGGTAGAAGCACTTACCGAATATAAAAAATATTTGGAAGACGAAATCAAACGTAAGCAAGACGGCAAGTAACATGGTTGCAAGAAACGATATCACCGGCGATACAATTCAAACAAAAGGTGTTAATAATTCGTATCGTGATAACTATGACAATATTTTTAGGAAAGACAAGATGCAAATAAGAGTAAAAGAAAATACAAACGACTTTGGTAAATGCGGTTGCGGGCGCAGTCCTAATGGTAAATGCATTGGTTGGCACGGGTTGAATGAAGATCAATACAAAGAAGCATTAGAAAAATACCTAACTAACCAAGAAGATACCGATGGAAATACTGTCTAAAAACACAAGCCGGCAGAGTTGCGGCTACTTTCTATAATCGTATAATATGGATGTCCCTATTGTTATTGAAAACTTCTTACCTCAAGATACACTGAATTTTCTCCTCCAATATTCCCAAAACTCACAGGAACTCTATGACTATCATCAAAGTTCTCATGAGTTTTGGAATAAAAGATGCATTTATTTTCATTCAATCTCAAATAAAAAAGTTCAAGATTTAGTTGTTGAATCAACAATTAAAATGAGAGATATTATAAAATCTAATAATATTATTTGCACAAACTTTTTATATGCAGAGTATCCACAATTTGTAAAGTGGGAAGCAGGTTGGCAATTAACACCACATTGTGATAATTGTGAGCCTGATGGTATTACTCCCAATGCAACACCCTGGAGGTCGCATGGAGGGGTGATTTATTTGAATGATGACTTTGCAGGTGGAGAAATATTCTATCCAAAATTGAACAAAGAAATTAGACCAAAACCAGGAATGATGGTTATTCATCCTGCTGGTTTACCATATCTACACGGCATAAAAAAAGTCACAGAAGGTGTTCGGCATACCATTAGTGTATTTTTTACTTATGAATCAACGTCTGCAAATCTTATCAAAGACTTTTGAGTGATAAACTGTAGACAAAACCTAAATAACCCTGTATAATACAAACATAGGAGTAATAATGAGTAACCCGACACCAAAACAATTTTTACCAGATCCGGTATTCCATTCAGATGCAGACAATAGATTTGTGCCAGACGAATATAAACCTTTGGGCAAAGAAGTATATGTAAAAGCAGGCGAAGATATGTCTGACAAAGGCTATCAAGAAGGAACATTGGCAGGGGCAATCCGCATGAGGATGAAACGTGATAACAAACGTTTCTGGGCAGGCGACAACATCAGTAATTACTTACACGATAGTGATAAAGAACATTTAATTACCGAAGCAACTGAAGCATTTGAAAAAGTTTTAGATGCATTGCTTATTGATCGTGAAAACGATCCTAATAGTAAAGGTACAGCAAGACGTCTTGCTAAAATGTACTTTAATGAAATAATGGCAGGACGTTATGAACCAGCACCAGACGCAACAGCGTTTCCAAATGATACGGAGGACCGCTACGAAGGTATGCTGGTTGTTCGTAGCGAGCTTCGCAGTATGTGTAGCCATCATCACCAACCCGTTACTGGCGTTGCTTATATTGGTATCATTGCGGCTCAGAAACTCATCGGACTTAGCAAGTATACAAGGATCGCTCAGTGGTGTGCCCGTCGAGGTACTCTCCAGGAGGAACTTTGCAATGACATTGCTAGGGAAATCCAAAAAGCTACAGGCGCAAAAGACCTAGGTGTATACATTCAAGCAGTACACGGTTGCTGTGAAAATCGTGGCATTATGGCACACTCTAGTCTAACACAGACTACAGTACTTAAAGGTGCGTTTAAAGAAGATGGAAATACTAAAAAAGAGTTTTTCGATAACATTAAACTTCAACAAGAATTTGCTCCGAGGTAAGACAATGAAATGGCTATTAAAGTTTTTAGAACGTGCTGGTCGTAAACGCATAGTAATGGATAGACAAGATAATGAACCTTACCTCGAACGCTACTACCTATTTCTTAAAGACAGAAAACATTTTCCCTTTAATGTCTTTTTACACAAGTTTCTTAAGTCAGACCCCGATGATGTGCATGATCATCCATGGTCTTACGCTACTCTAATACTTAAAGGTGGTTATTATGAATGGACTCCTAACTTTAATTCACAAGGTACCAAGATCAGTGAAACACGGCATTGGCGTGGTCCTGGGCACTTCCGTATTTGCCCTGCTAATAGCTATCACCGTGTTGAGCTTAAAGAAGGAACAGACTGCTGGACAATGTTCATGCCTGGTCCACAAACACGTGAATGGGGTTTCCTAGTAAACAACAAATGGATACATAACAACAGTTATCTCACAGAAAGAGCAAAAAAATGAATGAGCAACTAAAAGAAGTATTACTGATTACACAAGAAGAATGTGCAGAAGTTACACAAGCAATTAGTAAATGTTTTCGGTTTGGATTAGATAATGCCAAGCCGGGAAAACCGTTAACTAATGCAGAACATCTAGAAGGCGAAATTGGTGATTTACTTGCAATGATAGATCTGTTAAAATATTATAATGTTGTCAGTGACGAAGGCCTAAATATTGCTAAACAAGCAAAGATTGAAAAATTAAAAATTTGGTCAAATATTTACGAAAGCAAAGAAAATGTATAAAACAATTTACACAGAAGTTGAAGTAGATGTCGACTTGGGCGATTTCGAAACAGAAGATTTGTTAGACGAACTAGAGTCACGTGGTGCCTTACCTGTTGACAGCGGATATGATGCTAAGGACTTGTTAGAAGCTATTTGGCTTAAACGCAGAATGGGTCGTACAGATTATCAAACTGAGTTGGATCAACTTATCTATGCAGGTCTAGGAAAGATTATATGAGCAAAATTAAAGTATCCGAATTATTTTATTCTATTCAAGGTGAAGGACGCTACATGGGCGTCCCGTCTGTGTTTCTACGTACATACGGCTGCAACTTTACCTGTCAAGGGTTTGGTATGCCCCGAGGCGAATTAAGCCACGAAGCAACAGACATTGCGGCACAGCACACAATGATTACACCATTTACAGAATATAAAGCATTGCCGCTAGTGTCTACTGGTTGTGATAGTTACGCTAGTTGGCATCCTGCTTTTAAAGATCTAAGTCCAATGATTGAAGTTGAAGGTCTTGCTAAAGCAATTGTAGAAACTCTACCGTTTAAAGAATGGCGAGATGAACATCTTGTTATTACAGGTGGCGAGCCATTGCTAGGTTGGCAAAAGGCTTACCCGGACTTGTTGAACCAACCGTGCATGAAAGGATTGAAAGAGATTACTTTTGAAACTAACGGCACAATGCGATTGACAGAAAAGTTTAAAGAATATCTAGCAGACTGGACATTTGGTGGGGACGAAAGAGAAATTACATTTAGTGTAAGTGCTAAACTTCCAGCAAGTGGCGAGCCTTGGAAAGATGCTATCAAACCCAAAGTTGTTTGCGACTATGAAAATTACGGCACAGCATATTTGAAGTTTGTTGTAGCAACAGAGGAGGATCTTAAAGATGCAGAACGTGCCGTTGAACAATATCGTGCAGATGGTTTTAAAGGCCATGTGTATATTATGCCTGTCGGTGGCGTTGAGCGGGTGTACCATCTTAATAATAGATCAGTGGCAGACATGGCAATGCGAAAAGGATGGCGGTACAGTGATAGACTTCAAGTGCCATTATTTAAAAACGAGTGGGGAACCTGATGAATAAATTTTTTGAAAAGATGTTCGGTATTGATAAAGTAAAAGCCGAAGCCGAAGCAAGTATAAGAGCCGCAGAAGAGGCTAAAAAATTAGCAGAATCAGCAACTGAGGCAGCTGAACGGGCTAAAGAAGCAGAACGATTAGCTAAATTAACTCCAAAAGAACTTGCTACAGAAAAGAAAGAACCCTGGGTGGCAGTGCTAGAAACACATGTAAATAAGGAAAATGTTCGGAATGGTTTTTTCGAACTTGACTGGAATGAATATTTTGTGCTACAATTACGTAGCAATGGTTATCAAGGTGACTCAGATGAGTCTATTGTTGATCAATGGTTCCAAGACCTTTGTAGAAATATTGGTGCTGAGGAAGGTATTAGTATGGATCGTAGAGGTAGTGGTTACGTTAATGTTAACAATTTAGGTAACGGTAAATCCGAAATTTCATGACATATATTTTAGTAGATACAGCAAATACATTCTTTCGAGCTCGACATGTTGTTAGAGGTACCCTCGATGACAAAGTAGGTATGAGTATTCATACGGTATTAAGCAGTGTTCGAAAGGCTTGGAAAGACTTTAAAGGCACCCATGTTGTGTTCTGCCTCGAAGGTCGTAGCTGGCGTAAGGATCATTATGCTCCTTACAAGAGGAACCGCACCGACGCTCGGGCTTCGCAAAGCCCTCGCGAAGCTGAGGAGGATCGTGTATTTTGGGAAACATTTGATCAGTTTAAAGAATTTATTACTGACAAAACTAACTGTACAGTATTACAACATCCTCGGCTAGAAGCTGACGATTTAATTGCTGGATGGATTCAAAGTCATCCAAATGACGATCACGTTATTATCTCAACAGATGGCGACTTTGCACAGCTTATTGCATCTAATGTAAGACAATACAATGGCGTCAGTGCCGTTACCACTACACACGAAGGATACTTTGATGAAAAAGGCAAACGTGTCGTTGATAAGAAAACTAAACAAGAAAAGCCCGCACCGGACCCAGAATGGTTACTCTTTGAGAAGTGTATGCGTGGTGACACCTCAGATAACATCTTTAGTGCTTATCCGGGAGTACGTGAAAAAGGCACAAAGAATAAAATTGGTCTCCGTGAAGCATTTGCCGACAGGAACAATAGGGGATATAATTGGAATAACATGATGCTCCAAAAATGGATGGACCATGAAGGTAAAGAACAACGAGTAAAAGAGTGTTATGAACGCAACCAATTGCTCTGCGATCTTACTGCACAGCCTGCAGAAATACGACAAATTATAAATGATACAATTAAAACAGCAACAACCGCAGATAAAAATATCAGCCAGGTTGGTATTAGACTGTTAAAATTTTGTGCGTCCTACGATCTTGTCAAAGTATCTGAGCAGGTTCAAAGCTACGCTGACCCATTAAATGCGAGGTATATACTATGACTACAATTGCAAAACCATTAATTCCAAATAAGAGTTGGTTACTTGAAACTGACGGATTAAAAATTGGCACTTTAAACAAAGAGAGATCGTCTTATTCTATTCTTAAGAATGGACAGAAAATTTCTATTGGTACAGTTAAAGATGTAAAAGAAAAACTAGGTATAACATTTAACGAAAAACAAAAATCAGAAAAAGTTAGTAACCCAGAGAATTCTGTTTATGATTTTCCTTGCGGTTCAAAACCTTTTGGAAGTGTATATAACATAAGAAAAAAATTACCTATATATGCCAAAAGTACTAAAAGCAAAAGCCAATATTGTGCAGGGTATTATGTTATTAAATTCCGTAAAGGATGGGTCAAATCATTTTGTCCTAAACTGATTACATTAGAACGATATCCATTGCATGGTCCTTTTAAAACTGAAATGGAAATGAAACAGATACTGTCAACATTAAGTAAAAAAGATAATGAAACAAATTAATACATTAGCCATCGAAAACTATCTAGAAAAGGCTCGAATTGCTAGTAAATCTGGTCAAAAAACTGTTGTTTTAGATATAAAAGATGCCGTCGCATTATCAGATAGCCTTGCTCTAGTAATGACACGACTTTCGGGAAAATTAGAAGACTATCTACTTCAGTCTCAACAATCTACAAAAGAAGATGTTATTCAAGTATCAATGGACGGTGGTGGATTTCGCTAATTTCTAACTAAATAAATGCGTATATAACGGAGAGTATACGCATTATGAGCAGACCTAAACCAAATATATTATTAGAACTAACTAATAAAAAAAATTACAAAACAGAACAAGTCTTAGAAGCTGATGCTATATGGGCCGTTTTTTACAAAGACAAGCCTGTTAATTTAAAAACTTCTAGTATTGTGGCACAGGATGTAGGTCCAAAATATAAAAAAGTCAGTTTTTCAAACAGCGGTCATGCCTTTAATTTAGCAGAACGTCTAAACAAAATGTTTAATTGCCAGGATTTTTCTGTTTATAAATTAACAACTGGCAAAAAACTAGATAATGAATCAAAGATTTGAATTAACTAGATATGTCTTAAAAGAGGCTGGCAAGCCGCACGACGATGTGCATGTAAAAAAAATGCTTTCGGCATTTTGGATGAACCCAAGAAATAAAGAAAAAGGCGGTATGCGTCTAACAGATTCAGGGTGGACATGGCTTAATAACGCCGGAATAAAATATTACCAAATTGATCTTCCAAAAGAAATAGAGTGGACTAACCAATTAATTATTAGACTGGACCAGTTTATTGACTCTCCATTTTATCTAACCAAAAAAGCCATTTATGTTTTTACTGAAAGGATGGCTGTACAACTAGTATTGTTTTCTGGAAATATTCAAAAATTTGGACTTTCTAGAGCAATGGCTGTGGCAAGAGAACAACAAAAAAATCATTGACTTTTTACCTAAATCTCTGTATAATAATATACATGCGTTAGAGAAACGCATAATTAATTCAACACTTTTTAAGGTATCAAAATGGCAGAATCACTTAGCGGCAATCGTGCAGTTACTCCAAACGAAGCTAAAAAATCAATTCGTAAATGTGTCAAAATTAAGCGTCCTGTTTTCATGTGGGGTGCACCTGGCATTGGTAAATCTGATATTGTAAAACAAATTGGAGACGAACAAAATCGTGAAGTTATTGACGTTCGTTTGAGTTTGTGGGAACCCACTGACATCAAAGGTATTCCATATTACAATTCTAATTCAAATACTATGACTTGGGCTCCGCCTGCAGAATTGCCCACAGATCCCGAATCTACTGCTATCCTGTTCTTGGATGAATTGAACTCGGCGGCTCCTGCTACACAGGCGGCGGCTTACCAATTGGTGCTAAATCGTCGTGTAGGTACTTATAAATTGCCAGACGGTGTTAGCATTGTAGCCGCAGGTAACCGTGAAACTGACAAAGGTGTAACTTATCGTATGCCAGCTCCGTTGGCTAATCGTTTCCTTCATCTAGAACTCAAAACTGATTTTGACGACTGGTTGATGTGGGCTACTAAAAATAAATTGCACGAACAGGTTGTTGGATATGTGTCATTTGCCAAACAAGACTTGTACGATTTTGATCCAAAGTCTAGCTCACGTGCCTTTGCTACTCCGCGTAGCTGGTCATTTGTTAGCGACTTGCTTATTGACGATGACTTGGAAGAAAACACACTTACTGATTTAGTAAGTGGTGCTATTGGCGAGGGTCTTGCTGTTAAGTTTATGGCACACCGTAAGGTAGCAAAACAGATGCCGGCTCCAGAAGATATTCTTAGCGGCAAAATTGAAAAGATTTCAATTAAAGAAATCTCTGCAATGTATTCTTTGACCACTAGCCTGTGCTACGAACTTCAAGAAGCAGATAAAAAGAAAGCCAAAAATTGGGATCAACAGGCAGATAATTTCTTCAAATTTATGATGGATAATTTTCCAACTGAATTGGTTGTTATGGGTGCCAAGGTTGCCCTCACTAACTATGCATTGCCGTTTGATGCCAGTAAACTTCAGCACTTTGATCGATTCCACGACAAGTTTGGAAAATATATTATTACAGCAATGGAAGGCTAAAAAAGGGCTCTTCGGAGCCCTTTTTACTTGCTCATTGGTAAATTTTAGTGTATAATAAAACATTAGCAACAAAGGAATATTATGTCAGCAGTAATGAAAACTGAAAAAATTAAAAAGCCTGTTTCTACTAAAGAATACTCTGCCGCAGAAAAAGCAAAAATTGTAGAAAAATTAATTACAGCCCGTATTGGTCTTTTGCTAAGACATCCATTTTTTGGTAATCTTGCTACTAGGTTAAAATTAATCGATGCAAGCGATTGGTGCTCTACGCTAGCCACTGATGGTCGTAACTTCTATTACAATAACGACTTTGTAAATAAACTTAAACCTAAAGAAGCAGAATTCGGCTTTGCACACGAAGTTCTTCATAATGTATTTGACCATATGGGACGACGCGATCATCGAGATCCTGTTTTGTCAAATATTGCCGCCGACTATGCTACTAATCAAATTCTAGTAGATGAAAAAATTGGCGAAGTGCCTAGTTGGATTAAAATTTATCAAGATAACAAATATCGCGGAATGAGCTATGAACAGATCTACGAAGATGTAGAATCTAAAGCCATTAAAATCGATATGAGCACATTAGGCGAACTCCTTGACGAGCACCTAGACGGTGAAGGCGACGACGGAGGTGCCGGGGATAAAGACGGTGAAGAAGTTGACGGTAGCGGCAAAGGTCGCCCTCGCTTAACTGCCGAAGAAAAGAAAGCCATTAAAGACGAGATCAAGGAAGCAATGGTTGCGGCCGCTCAAGCCGCAGGTGCTGGCAGGGTGCCTGCGGGTGTACAGCGTATGATCCAAACGTTCACAGAACCTAAAATGGATTGGCGGCAGATGTTGCGTATGAATATCCAAAGTATTCTTAAGAGCAACTTCAGCTTTAGCCGTCCTAACCGCAAGTCACAACATTGTGGTGCTGTACTTCCCGGCATGATGAACGAAGAAACTATCGACGTATCTGTTGCTATTGATATGAGTGGTAGTATTTCAGATAAACAAGCAAAAGACTTTTTAAGTGAAGTTAAGGGTATTATGGATGAGTACGTTGACTTTAAATTGGACTTGTGGTGCTTTGACACAGAAGTATACGGCTACAAACAATTTACAGGCGACACCGCAGACGAGATCATGAGCTATGAATGCAAAGGCGGTGGTGGTACTGATTTTGAAGCCAATTGGAATTTTATGAAAGAACAAGGCATTGAGCCAAAACGCTTCATTATGTTTACTGACGGATATCCATGCGGAAGCTGGGGTGATGAAAACTACTGTGAAACCCTGTTTATTGTACACGGCAATGACAGTATCATTTCTCCTTTCGGTCAGACAGCACATTATAAATAAAGTAGGTATATTATGGCTTTAGTTAGAGGAAGGGTGAATCCATTAAATGTTCTCTCAATGAGAAGACTTAAAAGGATTCCTCCAAACTTTAGCAAGATTCAATTAAAGGGATTTTTTGATTTAAAAGAATTAGACAAATGGATTTATATCAATTTGGATAGTAGATATTGTATCAGAAAAACTACTATAGTTGATGAAAATAAACTAACTACTGCTATAGAAGTAGGCTTTGAAGATGCTAAAGAATTAACGATGCTAACCTTAGCCTGCCCACTTTTGCATAAAAATTAAGGAATAAAAATGTCAGAACAAGAACAAAAAGCTTCAGAATTAACAATTACTGATCTTCAAAATGTTAGAGCTATCATTGACATCGCGGCAACACGCGGTGCTTTTAAAGCCGCAGAAATGGCCGCTGTAGGAAATGTTTTCAATAAACTTGATACATTTTTAAATTCAGTTGTTCCTGCACCGGCGGCTGATGCGGCGAAGCCTGCAGAACAACCACAAGGATAAAATTATGAAACATGTTGGAAAAATGAAAAACAATGGTGCAAGGGTCGCTGTTGTTTTTAGAACGTTGCCAGGAGATCCTTACAGTTGCCTAGTAGTAGGCACTAACGGTCTAACAGACTCGTATCATGACTCATTAATGAGTCTTATTGAAAACGAAAGCACACAACAAGCCAATGAACTAGCCGATGTGTTAGCTGTTAGAAAATTTCCAGATGGAAGCAATATGCTAGAATGGATGCATACTTATGGTCACCTTAAAAAAGTTCCAACAAATATTGTACTAATGACATTTGATCCTAAAAATCAAATTCAATTAGACGAACTAAATCTTTTAATTGCCGACCAGAAAGGCGTTGCTCTAGAAGATCTTGCCATTAGTGACTCTGCCGCAGACAAAAAAGAATCTCAACAACCAAAAACAAAATGGGATAAGGCCAGAGAAGAAAAGGCTGCTTCTAAAGAAGAAGTAGAAGTTAAAGCAACCGCTAGTGTTGATCTAACTCCTTCTGAGATGAGGTCTAGAGCAGATGCTCTTTATAAAGAAGCCTCAAGGTTGCGTAAAGAAGCAGATACAATTGATCCGCCAAAAAAGAAAGCAAAAGAAACAACTGAAGCATAAAAAAAGCACCCTAGGGTGCTTTTTTATTATACCTTAATTTCAATAATTCCTAATTCGCCGTCAAAATCTTGGAGTGCCTTTCCAATGACTGCCATAAGGTTTGATCGATTTCCATAGCGTCTTGCTTCGGCATGGCCAGGAATATTAGAAGAAACGAGTATGTCTCCTTTCTTAACTGGACCTTTTACTTTACAAGGAATTCTTCCTTTAAGTGCTATTGCAACACCGCCCTTTAATGCCGAGTTCATTAGATAAGCAGGGTCAGTGGTTACAACACCTGCTACTGACTCACACTCGTAACTATTGCAAATAGTAACTTCGGCTGTGCCGCCTATTTTTAAAACAGTTCCTGGCTCGTAATCTGCGTCAGATGAATATTTTTCTGCCAAGTCTGCACTAACAGTTTGTTGATATCTTGAGTAAATTGTATAAAAAGGATTGTCATTACTACCTATATTAACAACTTCTCCAGGTGTTCTACTTGGTAAAAATGCTAATCCGTCGCTAGCATCTACGTTTACAATATTGTAAAGAATTCCGCCACTGGTTGCACTCAAACTGATTCTAGGTTTTTTAGTTGTTATTTGAGCACCATTTACATTACTGTAAAGTTTTAATTCGTCACTGGCAATGTTTAACCCATTCTGTGATGTAATTTGAACAAGCGAAGTGAATAAAGGATTGGCATATCTTACATATTCAGATTCTAATCTTCCTGCTAATCTTATACTATCTGCGGCGGTACCCCAAATCATATATCCAGCATTTGTTGATGTAGAAGACACTCCAGTTGCGGCATCTGCATTACTTAGAGTTATACCTTTTTTGATTATAGGAAAGTAAGAAGAATATAATTCAGACCCTGGAACAAATTCTTCATTCGAAGTAATTGCCACCGGTGTTGTAATTTTTAAATTATCTTCATCTTGTATTTGATGTACTAATACATTATAAGAACTATTTGCAGAAGAATTTTGAAGTAAGACTGGAACCATTGCATTTAATGCGGCTTTAGCAGTTACTTGGGGGCCTATCATTACATATCCCGAGCCGTCATAAAAATATAATTTTCCTTCTGTTTCATTATACCACAGATCTCCTTTTAACAGATCTGCTGGCTTAGATGAAGAAGATTCTATTGTCGGTAGTCCTTTAAATGCGGACCCGTTATAAAATTTTATTTTTTTGTTTGCAGAATCATACCAAATTTGCCCAGTGATTGGCCTAGTTGGCTGTGTTGAATTGGAAAAGTTTTCTAACAATTTAATAAAATTGGTAGCAATAGTTTCCCCGTATCCTGCATAATTTTTACCTACTAATGTTAGGTCGCAGGCAGTAACATTAATAGAACCATCTTCTACTGTTACTAATTTTGTTCCGTTTGTCTTATTAATAATATATGACATTTATTATCCTCTTAATACCATTACTTCTATTACACCAACTTCAATTGAATTATAATCTTCTAATGCTTTAGCAACCAATGATCCGGGTCTAGGAAAATCTGAGGTTGTTGCTACTCCAGGAATATGACTAGTAACTAACAGGTCTCCCTTTTCAATTTTACCAGTAACTTTACACGGAACTCGTCCTACTAGAGCAATAGCTACTGAGTCTTCTAATTCTGAATTTAAAATTTGTGCAGGATTCGTAGTTACAACTCCTGCTACTTTTGGAGTGCTAGGAAATGAAGAAATAGTCACTTCTTTAGTCCCGCCAAACATTACTACTGTACCAGGCTCATAATCTTGGTCAGATGAATATTTTTCTGCAATGTCGGCATAGGTAGCCGTTAGCTGAGTACCGGCACCTAACGAAAAGTTTGCGCCGGCACCTAACGAAAAGTTTGCACCACTGCCTATACTTAAATTAGATCCATTGTCAAAGGTTAAACTAGATCCAGATTTAAAATGCCACTGGCCGATAAATTCACCGTATGTGCTCGGTGCACCTGTTGTAAGTAGTGATGTTCTTAAAGATGTTTGAGCAGTTAACGAGTTAATTGATACTGTGCCAGCAGTTAAATCCAATGTGCTGTCTGCATTTAATTTAAATGTTCCAACTAATTGGGCTTCTTCGGTGTTCCCGCCAGAGTTAATTGCTTTTGTACATACTGTACTCCATCTTGCATTAGCGGCTCCTAGGGCTATAGTTCCGTCTACCCCAGGTTCTAGTTTACTACCACTAGTTAAAATATATTTTCCTGTTAAATTAATTGAGGTTATGCTAGATCCAGCATTTATCTCAGAAGTGTAAACTTTGGCAAACTTCTTTGACGAACTTCCTATAATTGAATTAACTGAAAACGGCAATATGTAATCTGCGTCAATTACAAGATCTTGTCCCTGTGCTGATTGTAAAGTTAAGTCTCCGGATTCAGTTGTAAATATTGTTGCCGAATTTATAGAAATACCGTTTTCATCTGTAAATGTCCAATGTCCTGTAATTACTTCATCTAACGGTTGACTAGCATAGACACTATCAGATGCTATAATTGCTCCACTTACAAGACTAAATCCTTTTCCTATGTGTGTAATTCCTGCAAGATAAACCTCTTCAGACGATTTTACATCAAACTCATCATTTGACATAGCACCTACAATTACACCGTCAACATACATTATAATACAAGCATGTCCTTCGTTAGAAGTATCTAAAACTTCTGTAGAGGACATTCTAGTTTTACCGTATCCTACAACTTTTTCAGGACCAATTAATGTATAATTCGATAATGTATTTTTAACAAATAGTTGATCATTTGCAGAATTGTACCAAAGATCGCCTAATGTTGCATTTGTTGATGCTGTATCATCTGTGGTTAATAATGCCAAAGATCTCCATTCGCCACCATCATATATCTTAGGTTTTAAGATACCTGTATTTTTGTCATACCAAATTTGTCCCTGTACTTTATTAACAGGTTCAATTGTTCCTGCAAAATTTTCTAACAACCATAAAAAATTATCATTTTGATAGGTACCATAACTTGTTACGTCTTTTCCAATAAGATAAAGACTTGACGATGCCTGTTGATCTACAACACCATCTGACAGTGTAATAAATGATCTACCGTCGAAAAAATTTAAATTATAAGGCATCTGTTTTAACTCCAAGTGTTATGATAATGATAGTCGCCAATTTGTTGATGTTCCTGTTGAAGAAATACTTACACTGGATACAAAAACGGCCACTGATGTAGTCGAAGCAAATGAAGATGTTGTTCCCTTTGCTAAAATTCCGTTAATGGTGTTCAAATTAGTCTGTTTATCAAACAATACTGCATTAGCCCCGGTATTTAATGTTGCCGGTCCTTTAGCATTTAAGAACACAAAAGATCCTGGAAGATATGCAAATGTAACAGTGGTTGCTACTGGCATTAATCCAGTTAGTGCTGGATAAACTTCTACACTATTTGTAGCAGTTAAAATATTTGTAACTGTTGTTGCAGTCGAACCTGTACTAATTGTGCCTCCTAGCACCTTATGTCCTACCTTAACTCCTGCAATTGACGATAATGTAATAGAGAATAAAGAAGAAGTGCTAGGAGTTATAGAATTTTGTTTAACTGCTCGATCAATATTTGCAACATATATTGATTCTGATGATGTTAGATATTCATTATCTGCACTAAAGACATAGGTCCATGCACCAGAAATTACTTTGTAAACTCTAACAATTCTTTGAATTATAGGATTTGTAGGAGTCAGTGTTACACTACCGGCAATAGAAAAGTCATCTTTTAAGAAACTTACAGTAGCAGTTGTGATTGTACTAATATAAGAAGTAGTTGTTGATGTAGCAGTATATGCAATATCTTGTACATAATTTATTGTTGTAGTTCCAGTATTAAAATTTAAATCTAAAAATTCTGTTACCGGATTTTGTATATATCTGGTACAAACTACAGAGCATTGAGATCCATCGGGCTGTGCATAATAAGGGTCTCCAAAACCATCAACTGGTAATGTTAGTTCTAACCAAGTTAAAATATCATCTTCTAAGTCTACAAAATCAGTAACATCTAACGAAAATACATATGGCTTACGTGTAGTTAACACACCACCTGTTCTTAGTGTAATTTCACTGTCTACATAATTCTTTGTTGCACCGTCTTGAGCATCCGAAGGATCTGGCATGTCAACAATTTTTGTAGCGTTATCTAAAGAAACTCTATTTGTAAGAGGTGCTAGATATAAATCATCAGTAAAATCTGCTGTAGAAATTGTATTGCCAGTTAATACTATATTAGTAACTGTAAGGATAGGGATTACAGGAAGATGTGTAAGCCCTGGGGCTGCTGTTACTAGCTGACCTAATTGATAATATCCGGCACGTAACGGGTCTGCCTCTATTACAACATCATCGGTAATTTGGTAGCCAAATCCAGATGCTACATTGTAGTTAATACTAGATTTCCATGCTTGACTATAATCATCAAAAACAAAAGTGTGATCAGTTGTGCCGTGCAGGATTAATCCGCCGCCGTCTACAAAAGCATCTGTAGCTGTTGTTTGCCCTGTAGCTAACTCAATATTTTTATCATTAACTTTAATAATAGATGTTTCAAGACTGACCTGTGTACCTAACACTGTTAGATTGCCTCGAATATGCACGTTTCCGTTCATATCAATATCTACTTGCGGATTATTTGTTCTAAATCCAAGTCGATTATTAGCACTGTCAATGTGCATAGCAACAGCATTTGTGCCTGAACTAACACTATTATATCTAATTTCTAAAGGTTGATCAGCTACTGTTCCGGCAATAACAGACGTTTTTGTTGTGCCGGTTACATATAATCTTAAATTAGTAGCTGTTCCAACATAAATTCCTTCATCTGTATTAAACCAAAGGTCTCCAGTTGTTACTTGGTTGTTGACATTTCTTAACAAGAATGAGCCTGTATTAAGACCTGCAACAGACTCTGCACTGGTTGCAGTACCGTAGAACTTTGCACCAATTGCAGGGTTAATAATCAACCCTGGCCTAATTGTATTAGTATTAAACCATGTAAATGCGCCTTCTGTTCCGCTGCCTACATTTAAAGAAATAGTAGAAGTAGACATTACTGCCCATTTAACACCTTCAGAATAAAAACTAGTTACTTGATAGTCATTATTATATACGTCTTGGATTGTCTCAACTACCCAACCTTCTTTGCCTGTTAGATCAGAATATTGTTTTGTAGTAGATTGCCACTCAGTTCCGTCGTACCATTTTAATAAATTATTAGTTGTATCTACCCATAGATCGCCTCTTGCAGATCCGGCTGGTTCGGAAGTACTGATAATCGGTGATCCAACTGGTTTAAATGTACCTGTTGAATATACTTTTAATCTATTTTCACTTGTATCAAACCATGTTTGTCCTACAACCGGACTTAGTGGCTCAATTAAATTAGCAAAATTTTCTAATAATCCAACTAAGTTATTGTTTAGATATTCACCGTAATTATTAACATTTTTTCCCACTAATGTTACACTTGTAGAAACTCGGTCAATAGATTGGTCTGCAATTACTGCTAGTGTCTTTCCATTTGTAAATTTGATCGTATATGACATATTTCTTTAAGCCTTGATAATATAGTTAATAGCCAAGTACGGATTCATTACTGTTGATATTAAACCAGTAGATGTTCCACCAAAGCCAGCAATAGGTCTTGTTGGATACTGTGCAGAATACGAAGCTGTGCTAGTTGCAGTAGTTGATCCGCCTGTTACTGGAGGAGTTGTTCCCACTGATACTGCCGAAGAAGGGGGAGTGTTTGCTCCAACTACTCTATTTGCAACACCACCACTGCTAACAAATCCGTTACTCATATCATCATAACCGATTAATGTTCTACCTCTAAGATCAGGTAATCTAAATTGTCCATTAACTAAAGTTTTTCCGTATATGTATCCTATTGCTGAGAACAATCTAGGATACTCAGACTTACTGACTACTGAACCATCGCAGAATAACCAACCAGGACTAAGCGTAGTTGCAGGATTTGGTACATCTAACCCTGCATAAGGAACAATTGTACCTGCAGGAATTAGATAATCTAGTACGTCTGATAAGAATCCCTCTTTGGTTGTTTTGTTTAATCCCGAGACAGCAACTCCTGACACTTTAGTAGATGAAGTAATACTACCAATTACATTAACACTATTAACCTGTATAATGATATCATTTACAGACGTTCCACCTAAATAAGTTCCAGAAATTGTTAGCAAATCATTTGCGGCGTAGTTAGTTCCTGTATTGTTAATTTCAAGATTAACATAGGTACCATCTTCTCTTCGAAGATCAAATGTTGCTCCATTACCTGAGCCACCGGCTACTGGAATATCCGTGTAATTAACTGGTTTAACAGCAACTAGTAGCTCGTCATCTGTTGAGACTGAAGTAACTGTATTTCTTGATGTAATTGCCTGTGTCTGCAATGTTGTTGAAAATTGTTTAGGATCGCCTTTGCCTGAATACTGTATTCCTGCACTGGCAATATCTCCAGCAATTGTTATAGTGGCAGTTGTAGTTAATTCTTTTGCTTTATCAGCAACGCCGCCTGCACCATATATATTGCCAACTAAATTACCTACAAAACTTGTAGCATGAACTTCTTTAAATGCAGTCGATGTACTACCAATTGTATAAGTTCTGTTTAATGCTGGGGTTATTATTTGTTTTGTAGTGTACAATTCGTCAGTAGATTTACCTACATACATTCCTGAAGAAAAAGTAGCAGATGTAGCAAATGTTGCTGTACTGCTCATTGTTACAGCACGACCAAATGATGCCGAGCCGGTAATAATTAAGGCATCGTCGGCGTTGGTTGTAATAGTTACTGTTCCTGAAAATCTAGCCGATCCAGTAACGTCTAATGCAACCTGAGGATTAGCATTATTAATTCCTACTCTTTTTGTATTTCCATCTATAATTAATAGATCATTATAAATTTCATCTTTAATTACTTGGAATACAAAACTTCCACCGTCTACTGCATTTACAAACTTATTTTTAAAAGTTCCTTCCTTTTGTATAATAAAAGTAGGATCAATTCCTATAGTAATTCCGCTCTTTGCATTAAGAATTCCGCTGATTGAATTATCGATATCGTTTCTAACAAAATAATTTCCATTTACATAAGATCTAATAGGAGTTGTAACTAAAATATTTTGAGATGCATAAGATGTTGCATTAAGTATAGCACCGTTAGCCGATGTAACATTTAATCCTGCTTTGATAATATCAAAGCCATCAATCTTTATTTGCGGAGTAAATTGTTCAGCACTTATAATTTCAACAATCTGACCGTCTAAATAGTTAGAAATTATAGTGTGCGGGTTACCAAATGTGTCATTAACAGTTTCTGGGATTGATCCAGATTTAGTTCCGCCGTCGAGTGACGGACCTACTAGTACCCAGTCCCCTTCAGCATTTTTAACTTTAATTTGGAAAGAAATAGTATCTACCCAAATGTCACCAGTAACTGCCGCAGAGGGTTCTTCAGTTTCTTGATAAACTCCATTAATTGATTTCCAATTTGCACCAGAACTAGTGCCATCATTAATTTTTAATTTATTTGTTCCCGAATCATACCATAACTGACCTTCAATAGGATTGTTAGGCGGAAGTGTATTTGCATGATTTTCTAAAAGATGTAAAAAATTTGTAGAAATAGCAGACGAATAGTTTGATGCATTTTTTCCAACAAATGTTAAACTTGTTTGAACAGTATTAAGTACATTGTCTTCAATGACTAATGCACTGCTATATTTTGTAGGGTCGGTAAAATAAACGGTGTAAGACATGTTATGCTCCTACTCCACTAATACTTTGTATCCTTACTGTGTAATCAATTTGAATCATTCTATTCAAAGATTTTTGAACAGGGTGAAATATAACGTGTGTCAACAATAATTCGTTTCCAGTGCTATCGTAGCCTACAAGTCCTAACTCATCAAATACATATTGTCCGTCTAAATTACTACTGTTATCAAAAGCAAGTTGGCCGCTAGGTTCTCCAAAATCTAATAAACATGTAACTAGCAAATCACTATAGGTTGCTCCAACACTATGTCTAGTCTCCATGTAGTTTCTAGTAGGGTCTAGATTAGAAGAACTTGCCGCATCTACAATTTTTTCATAGGTTTGATTATAAAGAGTGGCATTTTGACCTATAGAATTTGGTGTTAAGTAAGTAATGATTCCTGTTTGATCAACTCTGCTTCCACCGTTGCCAAAAGCCATTTTGCTTACCCATCCGTAACCTTGATTACCTACGCTGTTAACTAATGCAAGACTGAAATTTTCATAGTGAATGGCATTTCTTTTATTGACAAAAACTTCTTTAGTTTTAGGGTCAAAAATTTTAATATGTCCTTGGAGACTTATTCCTCCAACTTCATCTGGAGTTTGTTTTTTTTGATCTACCTGTTCTGATTTATTATTTTCTTGCATGTTCGTACTTATCCAATATTATTTTATACTATGTTAATGGTATTACCCATGCTAGCGTGTGCAGTACATTGATAATACAACGTTGAAGGAGCATTCATAGGAACAGTAAATACTGTTGTTCCTGTGCTACTACCGGAAACACCATTAGTATATGCCGCACCTCCATTGCTAACTCTTATTGCAAAAGGATGTGTGCCTCCTGCATTATTAACAAACACATAGGTATGTGCTTTATAAAGATATAAAACAGGATCGTCAGTGTTACCTGCAACTATTCCCGGGCCGCTGAATGTCCAGGCAATTGTACCGTTGCTTGTTAAGTTCCATGTAATTCCAATAAATGCTCCAGTAGCACCAGTAACTCCTGTTGCTCCATTAGGACCGGTAGCACCTGTAGCACCTTGAGGACCTGTAGCACCTCCAGGGTCGCCTTGAGCACCAGTTGATCCTTGAGGACCTGTGCTGCCAGTTGACCCGTCAGGGCCAGTGCTACCTGTAGCACCTTGAGGACCTGTAGCACCTGTAGAACCAACTGGTCCTAGTTCCCCTGTTAGATCAAATAACCAATTACTATATGTTCCTGTTCCTACAGTATTAATAGGTCTAAGAACAAGATTTTTATTTGAAAAACTTATAATCTGTCCGTAAATACTTGCAGAAGTTGCATAGGCATAGACATAATTGCCGCCCATAAATGCAGATTCAGAAACTGCACTCCTGTTGGTAACAAATGTTTTAGTAGCAGTACTGATTTCGTGTGTGCTTGTCGAAACAAGGCCAGCAAATCCAGGACCAGTAGCACCTTGAGGGCCAGTAGCACCTTGAGGGCCAATGTCTCCTGTTCTAGCAAAAGTTAAAATTACTTCGGCTTGGTCATCAAATCTATACACACCGTCAATGTAGGCACATGTAACCTTAAAGTACCCTTCAATTTCTTCAATTAATGTAATTGTAAAAATTGCATATACACCTGGAGTATTTGCTAGTCCTATTCTAAAATGTCCTTTTAAAGGACTTGTACTGTCATCAATTGTTCTTAAAAAACTCTGTAAATCTGTTCCGTTAATGTCGGCATCGTCTATATATAATTCAGTTGCGTCTGGTAGTGTTTGATTATTAAATCTAACTTTGCCCGGGCCTGGGTCTTCTTCCGTTGCGTCTGCTGAAAATCGATAATTTACAGTAAGTCCACCAAAGCTTCCCGGAGATCCTGTGGCACCTGCTGGGCCAGTTGCACCAGTAGCACCTCTTTGTCCAGTAGCACCTGTTGCTCCGTTAGGACCAGTAGCACCTTGCGGGCCAGTTGCACCAGTAGCACCTCTTTGTCCAGTAGCACCTCCAGGATCTCCAGGATCTCCTTTTAATCCAGTTGCACCAGTTGCACCTAAACCAGTTGCACCTGTACTTCCTTGATATCCCTGAGCGCCAAGTGAGCCAGTCGGGCCAGTTGAACCAGTAAGTCCTCCTGAACCTACTAAAGTTATTGCCCACTCGTTATAAGTTCCAGTTCCTAAAACTACCAAAGGAGATAATTCCAAAGTATTGCCCGAATAGCTACGAATAACTCCATCAAAAATCGCGGTTAAATTTGTGCTTGTAAGAGCAGTTGCACGAACTCTACTAGATGTGGTAAAAGCAGACACAGATGCAGATTTATCTACAATAAATGTTGCGGTTCCGGATTGCATTGTTAATATTGAATTAGATAATAAACTTTCAAAACCTTTACCAGTAGCACCTACTAATCCGGGGATACCCAACCCAGTAGCACCAGCAGGACCAGTAGCACCTTGACTACCAGTAGCACCTTGAGGACCAGTAGCACCTGTACTGCCTTGCCCTGTAGCACCTATTGCTCCATTAGGACCAGTAGCACCTGTTGCTCCATTAGGACCGGTAGCACCTGTTGACCCGTCAACCCCATTTAATCCACTTTGTCCAGTAGCTCCTGTAACGCCTTGTGGGCCAGTAGCGCCTGTTGATCCAAGCCCAGTAGCGCCAGTTGCGCCAGTTAATCCAGTAGCGCCAGTTGATCCTTGAGCTGATTCTTGTAATTGTGTTTTAAATGTTCCAAAAGTAACAGCATAGCTTGTTCCGCTAGAAACAACCGGAAAAATCGTTTGATCCGATACGTTGGTTAAAGTTGTAAGTTGTGATATTCTTGCCATATTATTGACCTATTAAAGGATCTCCTGTTTCGCTGTCTAATGTATCTCCGGTCTCTAACACCAAATATTGATCTGTAGTCGTATTCTGACCATAATAGTATTTATCTGGTAGGAAAGATGGGCGATCTAACAAGAACTTAACCTGTTCAATATCCTTGGAATGTACATCAGAATATTCAATTCCTACCTGCTGAGATACAGATTTAATAACATTAATTTCGGCGCCGACCCTAGGAGCAAATGCTAAAGTAATGACATTAGTTGTTGTATTGATTGTAAATTCTGGATCTAAACTATATGTACTTACTGATCCTGTACTGCTAATTTCGTTAGAGTCGTAAGCAATAGATCTGTCAGTCATTTGATAAGTTGAAGTTGTATTTTTAGTAACTTTAACTCTGTCTCCGCTGACCCAGGTAGATTTATATGTATTAGAAAGAGGTTTTCTTAACGGACGGCCTTGATATACAACTTCAATTCTGTTGTACGCTTCAACTGTAGTAGAAGTAAACGTTACATTAGTTAATGTTAATAGGGTAGTTGTTGTACTGTTAATTTTAAACTTATCAATTTGCTTATATTCAGCTAATGGAATATTTTGGATAGCTCCTTGATCTACTACCACAGATCCTTCCTTGTGTAATGATTTCACTCCTGTTCCGAGTGTTCCTCTACGCAAGCTGGTTAATTTATTTCCTTCAACATTAAAAAATTCTATTCTTTCTCCGTCAATCAAAATTACGCCAGGGCGATATTTAGATACATCAGGAACTGTTAAAACACTGGCATCTTCAACTGTCATTTCTGTGTCAGTTGGTAATAAGTCTGCCGCAAGTTGCGTAGAGTTTTGTTGACTCAACCGCTTATAGTGAGTTCTTCCTAGGTTATCATGGAATATTCTATAACCTATTAAAGACTCACTCGTCTGATCAACAACACTCATTATAACAATTGTATCTTCGGAAGTTAATGTAAAAGATTCGTTCAATATAACGGTTCTTTTATCTAATTCAAGTCTATATTCTGTATCTCTTGTTAATAGTCTTCCGTTTAGTTCTACCCAAAGATAATTGCTGTTAAGTACATTTCTTGATAATCTAAAGACTCTTGAAAAATTCCCAGGGAATCTTTCACGTCTAAACAAGGAATTATCATGATTTGTAAACGTTGTAACTTTGATTGTGCTAGAATTAGCAACAGATACTCTATTAGTTAAAATTAATTTTGATCCGTCAATATAATAATCGTGATCTCGTAATAATGTAATTGCAACTACATCAGTATTAGATAGTGCCAATTGATCAAATTCAATTATATTTTCATCTTGTATTAATCGCAGAGTTTCACCGAACGGTGTTCTGACTCCGTTAACATACACTTCTAACTTTTCCATGTCCGGAAGTCCCTGTGGATAATCATAGTGATTATCTAAAGAAAATCTTCGTGTTCCGTTAGATGCAGAATAATACAGTGTGTCAGGAGGACTTAACCTTGTATTATTTTGTTCAACAATAACCTGCCCATGCAATGGTTTAATATTTGCTGGTGGTTCTGATAATGTAAATGACCGTGTTCCTGAACTAGCAGAAATGACCTGTTCTTTGATTTCACTAAACGCTTTATGGTTAGCGGCAAAGAACCATACCTGTAATATATTGCCAATGTTTAAATTATTAGCAAAAGTTAATTTTAATCTGCCATTTGTTCCGTTGGTGCCAGATAATGTATAGTCGCTACGTTTTATTCCGTTTACAGTAATGTAAGCACTATTAACGTCGCTGTATTTAGAAGCATATTCAAAAACTTTTTGGCCCGTTATATAATTAATAGTAGTCGAATTAGTTTCAATAAGGTTCTTACCGCCTACACTAGTAGAAGTAATTGACAATACTTGCAAAGGCAGGTCTTGATTTTTAAACGGATCAAAACTTCCTCTACCGGCATATTTCCAATCACCTCCATTGCTGGTACTATAGAAAACATGACTAGTATTATTTTCAATCAGTGCATCGTCGACTAAAATTCCAGTTCCTAATGTGCTTCCAGAACGAGCTAACGCTACACCTGTGATAAATCCAAAATCTCCGTTAAAGTTTGCTTCTCTCCATGTATTCTCATAGATCATTTCAATGTATTGATTAGTGCCATCACTGTACAATGTTACCTCATATTGATATGCAGGTACTGAAGGAACTGAACCACGTTTGTTATAGTGGGTTCCTTGGAAACGTAATCTCCAATATATAAAATTTCCAACTGTTCCGTTGCTTAAGAATAATCCAGGAGTTTCACCAGTTGACAGTGGTGTGGTATTATTATTGCTAGTTCCGTACCCTTGCCATAAATCGCAATATTCAATATATATTGCAGGATATAATAATTGACCTAAGTTTAAAGGAGTCCAAGAGCTATCGCCTCCTCCAAATGTTAGATATCCGTTAGTTCCAACATAAACAGTTGTGTATTTTGTACCAAACATGTTCCACTCAAATCCGAGTGGGTACGGGCCAGTATATGTATCGTCCCCCGCAGTTGAAGCAATAACTGTTCCTTGCCTTCGAGGTAACACATCTGACGAGCTAAAATACGGTCCCTTGATTGCAAGATCTGCGTCTTCTAACATCACAATTTCATTTGTAGGAAAATCAATTGTATAGTCTGTGCCGTATGTTAACTTTTGATTATCTAGCATCACTTCAACAGAATTGGTGCTAGACGGAGTAAATCCTATAGGATATCGTGTTTCATAGTTCGGATCTCTAATGTATTTTTTATTAACCATTAGTGCCGATCCAGCTTTTGGATATGTATAAACATTAATTCCAAGACTGTCTGAAACTCTTCCAGGAACGTTTTCTTCTGGGCCGTAACTGTTTGTAGGACTTACAAATTCATCTCCATCAATGTTTATATCTTCATAATCATCTGATTTTGTTGGCTGATATTTTCCGTTAACTACTTCAAAATATCCGCCTCTAATATAGGTATCGAGATCTAAATCAACAACTGGTGCAGATCCGTCGCTGGTTTCAGGACGTATTGTTACAACGCTTGTAGAATTAGTAATAGTTCCAACATCTATAACATTAATATAATTGTTTCCGGTTCCTCTACCATTGACTAGAGATATTACATTTGTGAATGTAGTAGGGGATGTGTATCCAGAAATTCTTTCTCCGTTTACATAAACATTTAATGTTGTTGTATTAGAAGGAACAAATGGTAAACTATATCTTGTAGGGTTAGGATTGTCAAATACAATATTCGATCCTACACCCACCGATACCGCAGGAGAAAGTCCAACTTGCCATTGTGTTAAATCTGCAGGATCAATTGTAGAAGTGGTAACAACATAAGTAGTAACTCCTACTGTGTAGGTAGCAGATGTCTTAACATTTACTACATCTTGATTAGCAACTATATTAAAATAAAATAACGTAGAAGCACTTAGACTTGTAGATGCCGCTACTGTTGCGGTAATTCTATTTCCTTTTGTTTCATATGCTCCAATTTCTGGAGTATAATCATCCCAGTTGCTTTCACCAAACGGTAAAGTATCCCATCCTTTAGACACTTCAAATGGTAGTGTATCAATAGTTACACCAGGATACTCTAAGCCGTTCATTAACATTGTTGATGTGTTACCAGGCATGCCGGATGTAGGGCTGTAATAATCTCTGATACGATCTACAGCATGATATAAAGAATGATCTTTTAGATATTCTATTGTAACAGTTGCCAACTTAGCCGGAATAGTGTCTAACACTAAAGTTCCATATTGCTTAGTATAGCCATTATATTTTTCTGTGTATTTTTCAATAGAATAATTGCCAGATAGTTTTCTAATTCCATTAACTTTAACAGTAATGTTATTCTTATCAGGATTGGGTGACCAGGTTAATTTAAATTCTCTAGTTGATCCAGAGGCAACAAAACTATCATAGGCAGTCGATGTTGTAATTTCATTGTATCCGGAAACTCTATCAAACTTCATAGTAATTTTGTTAGAACGAATTTGATTGTTAGACATTCTAATACTGGTTCTAGCCTTAGTTAGATCTGTTGGACCGCCACCTATCAAATTAACAATAGGAGTTGCAATGTATCCACTTCCGGGATCTGTTACTATAATTTTTGATACTTTACCTAATGCAATATAAGCAATTGCCTTGGCGCCGGTACCTGTTAAATCTCCTACCTGAGGGACAATTTCAACAATAGGAGGAATATCATAGCCTAGTCCTCCATCGTATACTTCTATAGATTCAACTGAATAGGTGTAATTCTGGAACCAAGATTTCCAAGGATATTTTGTTAATTCTGGCCTTCCAAAAGTTACAGGGACAAACTTTCCTTGAGAAGCACTATAAACACTAGGTAAATCAAAGTCTGTTATAACAGACTGAGTTACATCAGTTGCTGTATAATTGTTTGTAAAGTTTCTTACTTTAGTATGATAAGGCTTTGTTTCATTAATATAATCTTGATAATAACTTTCATTATTAAGTTTATAGACAGGTCGTTGGTCTAACGCCCCTGCTCGATTATATACATCAATGAAAGATGTTTTAAATGCCCAGTCTAAAAATTTCTGTTCAGTAAAAGCATATTTTACTAATTTAAAAAATAATTTATTGTAATAAACTTTTAATGGTCCAACAAATACATCTTCTAATAATCCGTAGATTATTTTTTCAGTTTCTTTTGCAGGTTGTTGATCAAATGATGTTTGATCCCAACCCGATACCTGATCCCAACCGTATACAGAATCTTGATAATTCCATATTGCTGTACTAATTTGAATTGTACCTTTTTCCTGATATATTAGGTCATAAGAATCGTTGTATGTTCCTATCAGCTGATCAGAGGATATTTTTCTAATAACAATATATCGACCATCTCCGCCATTTCTAATTTTTACGTAACCTCCTGCAGGTATACCTGATATATAAGCAAGTTGATACGGAGAATTAATTGTTGAAATAATATCTTGTGCATCATTGTAAGTAGAGTCGATCCAATCAATGTAGTTCCAAAAATCAGGAGTGTTATACGCTTGTGTGTAAGATCTAGAAAAAGATTTCAAGTCATAATTCCATACATACTTACTCCACTTTCCGTTTACTGTTTCATCTGTATTGACTAAAACAGTAAATGGTCGAACAGTTAATATCGGAGGTTCTGTAAAACCTGACCCTGGATTTTTAATCACTACCTTAACAATTTCTCCTACAATATTAACTTCAGTTTCTATAATTGCTTCAATGCCGTTACCTTCAACAATAACAGTTGGTCCTATATAATTTTTAGAGTCAACGTTAGATGCAACTGATTTTAAATCTTGTGTTCCGTATCCAAATCCAGGATTGTCAATACTAACGGTGGCAATTTTTCCGTTAGTTACTGTACAAGAAAGGTATCCTCTTTTTAAATTACGAGTAATAATAGAAAAATCTCTTTCAATTATGTCCTCGACTGCAACATCATACTCTCCTAGAATACTGTTAGGAATTTCATCTTTACTATTAAATTTTTCTAAGTTAACTGAATCAACAATATTGTTTTTCTTTAATATAGAATTTGAATATTCTATCAATGTCCTAAGGGCACCTGTCCTATTTTTAAACATAGACTGACGAGGTCTAAAATTAATACCATACTTGTTTCTATCAGATAAAGTAGGATCAGGAACAGTATTTCCTAGAGAATCTTTTCCTAATAAACTATCTATAGTTTTTCTAACTAACATTGTATTAGGAACACTAGATTCATTTCCATCTTGTAATAGTAACCATTCTGTATGTTTATTAATTCCATTTCCATCAGTGTCTATATCGATAGAAAGATTAATTTTAGTTCCTATTATTGAACTCTGCATATTTGTTAACATTACTGCATTATTAGCAATAATAGATGCAAATTTAATTCCTTGTGCTTTAGGGTTTGCAATCAAAGATGCAACATTATATGCACTATATTCTCTAGTAGTTCCTGTAGGTATTGTAGTTTTGTTTTTTACCCAATAGAAATACAAATTACTAAAAGAGTTTGAAATTGGATCCCAGACTTGTTTTACGGATACAACAGAATTGTCAACAAATTTAGGTTGACCACTAATTCCCTGTATTAATCCTTCGTTGGTATCGGCAATTACACTCCACTGACTAGGAAGATAAGGAGTTCTAACCCATTCGTAAACATCAATCATTGAACCAGGAAATATTGTATTCCAATTATTTCTTCTAAATTCTAGATCGCCCTGTTCATACCAAACATACTTAACTGAACTTAGATCCCACCATAATTCTCCCACATGTTCATCTAACCAGTTAGCGTTAGTATTGGTAACAACTCCGCTTACTCCTATGCTATAAATTGCAGGATCGAATAAAGATTTATATGTTAATTCTTGATCTGCAAACCCAGATATTTTTCCTTTTATAGGATCAATTACTTCAAGATAATCTATAACTTCTTCTTTTTCAGTATCTATTGTTCTAATATGCTTTATTTTTTCAAGGTCTATTAGTTCTTCTTCTTGTCTATGAACAGCCCAACTGTTCAACGATGATGTAAGAGAATCATACAAGTACAGAGAACCAACTTGTGAAGAAATTTCTTCTAGTCCCGGGGCACCTATTGCAATGAAAGAATCAGAAGCAAATAAAGAATTTCCATAAAGATTCCCAACATCGGCAATTTGATCGTATAATTCTTCCCCAAAAATAAATTTAGTATTTTCTCTTGTAAAGGCAAAAGACGAACCTGAATTTTTTGTTACTGAATAAAATTTTGTAGTATCAGAATCAAATGTAGTGTTTGATTCTCTAAAATCACTTGTTGGATCAAGCACATATCTATTCTCCACAGTTTGAGAAACATAGGTATCAAAGCTGACATAAGGCCTATGACTAGACCCTAAACTAGAAACAATTAATGTTTTTCCGTTAGGAGAAATGGCCATTTCTGATCCAAAATCGTACCCGTTATTGCTATAAGGATTTTCTATAGTCTGATCAAATTTGAAACTAGTTGAATTCTGATCGTACTTGAAGACTAAAATTTTTCCAAATCTAGTAGAATTTAAAGATGTCTTAGGAACAGATATATACAAATATTCGCCTGTACTATCCATTACTACTTTTTCTCCGAATCCGGAATTAGACTCAATTATAGATGAAATGTCAGTGTTAAACGGAGATATTGTCTGTGCTAGAGTGTATACATCTCTGTTAACTGAAGTGTACACATACACCGCACCAGTTGACGTAAAATATCCAGGGGCAGAAACTGCAATTCTAGTTGCTTCATAATTGCCAGCAATACTATGACCAAATTTACTGTCCGGTGTCAACGACGGCAATGGTAATAATCCGTTCGTTACTGCACTTGTTTGATTAGTTATTCCTGTAGCACTAGTTATATTAAAGATAGAATGATGTACCGCTCCTACTTTGTTATTTTGGCCAGGACTTGAAACAAACAATACTTTTGACGATGTGGAAATATTCCCAACAAAAATGTCGTAGCCAAACTCTGCATTAGCCTGTGGTTGAGGGCTAGCAATTACTAATTCATGCACATCTTCTGCACGATCAAAATCTACCCTTTGTAATTTTACAAGGCCTTGATTTGACAGGCCTGAAGAAGAACCAATTAGGCTAACAGTGCTAAATTTGTTTGATACTAATGTATGTTTAACATTTGATGCATTAGGAGCTCCAATAAAAATATAATCATTATCATTATCAAATGCCAGAGATGCACCAAAATTTGCCATTGTTGCAGTAGAATAATAAGATAAAACATTTGACGGATTAGGATCAATTGTTGAAACAAGAAATAAACTATCAGTTCCTGTTCCATTTTTTCTATAAGCAAATACTTTACCGTTAGAATCAATGAAGTTTGGAGAACTTGTTATTATTTTAGTTCCTAATGAATTTCCAGATACTGTATGCCCAAATTGCTGGTTACTACTTAAAACCTTAGAATAGTAAGGTGCAGAAATTGCAGATGCAGAGAAATTTTTGTTCTTTTGATAAACTGTCCATTTTCCGTCTGTGTCGTCAATCCAAAGTTTTTCCCCAAATTGAAATTTTTCAATGGTAATGAGATTAGATATATCATCAATATTGTCAAACCTAGAACTTACAAATTTAAAGATTAATCCAATTGCAGGAGAAAATGGTGTTGTAAGATCAGTGAGCAACGCACTAACAATTATTTGATTTAATTCTGGTACAGAATTAACTGTATAAACTCCGTCAATTTGAGAATCAAATTGACTTATACTAATAATATCACCGACTGATAGATTATGATAATAGTCAGTTGTTAATAGTAAAGAAGTTCCAGGAACATAGATTTCTACATCAGCAACCCTTGAAGGTATTTGTGTATATCTGTAAACTCCCCAGTCTCCGTTAGATTTAAATCCAACCCAGACTGTATCGCCGTCTTTCAACCCTCTATTATTTGCAATATCTAATAAACT